CGTCGTCGGTGGTAACCAGAGGTTGGCGGCCTGTAAGGAGCTCGGCTTTAAGGAAGTCCCTTGCATAGTATTTCTCCCCGATACACCTTTTGAGAAGTTACGTGCCTATGCCATAAAATCGAATGAGGCATACGGACAAAATGACTACGACATCCTTTCCGGGAACGAGTGGAACCTCGAGGAGTTGCAAGACTGGGGCATGGAGCTCGATTATGTCGCAAACGGTGGTGGGGACCAATGGGACGACCTCCCCGAGGTAGAGGGCGACCCCGAACCGCCGTCCCTAAGCAAGCCATTTATCATTCAGGTAGAAGTCGATAAATCCGAAAAGGATAACCTCGATACTATTACCGAACTTATCAAGCAAGCCGTAGCGGAATACCAAGTTGAAGTCAAATAATACATATTTCAACCTCCTTGCGAGTTTCGCGTACCTTGGTACCAATCCCGTTTTTACGGAGTCTTTCTTCGGGCTCCATAGGAGCGGCGTCGCTAATGTGATGATTGATAGCGGGGCATTTACGGCACATAATGCCAAACAGCGGAGGGACTGGCTTAACCTCGATTCTTACTGCGACTTCCTCGGTAAGTACGGTGACATGAGCGAGAAGTATATCATGCTCGATGTTATCGGAAACCAAGAGAAGACGAAGGAGAATTACGGGGAGATGGTCAGGCGCGGGCTCAAGCCGATGTTCGTCCTCACGATGTATGATAAAGAGTGGTCTTTTCTCCGCGATACGATGAAAGTGAATCGAGATTGTTCGGTTTCGGGAGGCACGCAGACGAAGGGCGACTGGCTTATTAAGCGCTTTCAGGATGTGATGAAGCATACTGATAATACCGCAAGGATTCACGGCCTCGGATATGTGACCTATCCTAACCTCTTCCGTGCTCCGGTTGTGAGCGGCGACAGCTCGTCGTGGCTCGCCCAGCCGCAGAGATTTGGAGCTATTAACGCATGGACGAAAGACGGGCTGAAAGCGCAACCCTATCGCGAGGTATTCGCGGGGAAGCCCGTGGCGGCATACCTCCGTCCCTTGCTTAACCAGATTGAGGTCACGCCCGCGCAGTTCCTGAAGAAGGAGAATCACTGCGGAGCTTGCTCGATTGGGACACTAATGAGCATGATTTCGTACTTGCAATATCAGAAATACGCTCACGCTCACAACCGTCGGCTGTTCCTCGCTATCGGCTCAAAACTAAATATGGATATGCTCGTCTGGGTGAAGGAGAACCAGAGGGATATCACATACCAGAAATTTCTAAACGAGTTCAAGAATGATAGATAGGATTTGGTATGGCCCCGAGAAAGAGGGATTTGAAAAAGGGGCTATAACCGCCTTCGTAGAAGCGGGAACAATAAATGATAAGGACCTCGATTTTATTTGCGAAATACTCAAAGAAAATGGGCTTTATCGCGTTTATTTCGGCGCAAACGAAAAGGACTTAATAAAAGCGCCCGAGCATTTTATGAAGATATTAACGGGGTTTACCGTCTTTATTGAAACCTCTCTTGATAATCTCCTTAATACGATACGGGTTGCTGGACAGGCAAAACGCGTCATATTGCGGCAGTGGGTAGAGCTGCCTTCCGAACACCTCCTCGCGATTCAGTTCAAATTCAGAAATGAAAGCGATATAATCGTGCTCGGGGACCGGGCCCATACCAGTACCAGGGAAATAAAGGACGGGATATATGTAGGAACTGATAAGATTCTTTACGAAAGCAAGTGATATGATAACGGCTGTAATTATAAATCTTACCATAGAGGGGCTTCATTGTTGGCCTTCTTGTGATATCGAAGAGGTCGCATTTCTGAAATATCCTCACAGGCACGTGTTCCATATCTGTTGTAAGAAAGATGTTGCGCATCCTGACCGCGATATTGAGATAATCCGGTTTAAGAGGTCCGTAGCTGAATATCTAGCGAGGAAGTATGGTTCTCCGTATTGCAATTTCGGTGCGATGTCCTGCGAAATGATTGCGGAGGAACTTATGCGGACATTCGGTCTCTCTTTCTGCTCCGTCTTAGAGGACGGGGAGAACGGGGCTGAAGTAATCAATAACTAAAACCCAATACAATATGATTTACCTACCACTCGAACACATCGAACAGCGGTACACCACGCACCTTGACCGCGACATTCTTGATTACCTAAAAAGGAAGAAAAAGGACTACTCTTACCTTGTCCCAAAAGTATTTAGCAACGATATAAAGCACGGGAGTTTTCTCGATGCGGATAATACCGTATATCGCCAGTTTTACCAGATGCAACAACTAATCGAAGGCCTTATTAGTAAGCGAATTGCCCCTGACGAGACGCTTTTCGTAACGGATATCTGGAACTTCGGCCTAATGGCTATCCCGTACCTTAATTTCTTTTCTGGGTACAACCTCAAGGTAAGGGGCATCATACACGCTGGCAGTTTTACGGATACGGATTTTGTGCGCCAGATGGAGCGCGTCTATAAGGGCTTTGAGGAAAGCCTCTTTGATATCTGTGACAAGATATATGTCGGGAGCCAGTTTATTAAGGACGATATAGTGCAGAAACGATACATAAACCCCGATAAACTCGTTGTTACGGGTCTCCCGTTAGATTGGGTCAATCTGCGGAAGTATGCGGAGATGGGGCTTAAGAAACGCGACCTTGTTGTGTTTAACGGCAGGAATGTGGATGAGAAACAGCCATACCTCTTTGACCTTCTCCAAAAGAAACTCCCGCGGTATGAATATATCAATACGCAGAAAGAGAGGCTATCAAAAGAGGATTACTACCGCGTGCTTGCGCAGGCAAAATGCATCGTTTCTTTTGCTCTCCAAGAAAATTTTGGTTATGGGGTGCAAGAGGCGGTAGCGTTAGGCGCGGTTCCGGCGCTTCCTAACCGCCTTGCCTACCGAGAACAGTTCTCGCAGGAATACCGCTACTCTTGCTTTGATGATTGTGTGCGTCTTGTTAGCGACATAATGGAAGGGAAACTCCTTTGCCCCGACCCCGTAGTAAAGGATAATGATAAGATTTTCGATATCTGGTTTGAAGGGCTATGAAAAAAAACGATAAAAACTTAATCCTTATAAATACGATTTTCGTAGCGAGCATTATCGTTGCGAATGTTGTGGGCGCGAAGGTTATTGATACGGGGGTTGACCTATTTGGCTTCCGTCTTGCCCTTTCGGGTGGTGCGATTACTTATGCCTTCACTTTCTTATGCACAGACGTTATCGGCGAAGTGTGGGGAAAGAAAGAGGCAAAGGCGGCGGTGTTTTATGGCTTCGTGGGGCAGGTATTCGCAATCGCGATGATTTTTCTTACGCAACTTACGCGGGCGCAAGACCCGGCGATGCAGGCAGCCTATATCAAACTGCTCGGGCAGGCCCCGATGTTTACCCTCGGCTCATTAGTCGCTTACTATGCTTCGCAGACGTGGGATGTTTGGGTGTTTCATAAGATAAGGGAGCGGTTACAGGCAAAGCCCTCTTTGAAATGGATTTGGAACAATGTCAGCACGGCGACTTCGCAGGTTATTGATACGGCACTGTATGCAAGCATCTCCTTTGGCGTTGGCCTTGGATGGTTTTGGCACGAGGGCGGTCTTTACTCGCTTCTCTCCGTAATGCTGGGGCAGTATCTCCTGAAACTCGGTCTTGCGATTCTTGATACACCGCTGTTTTACCTTTTTACACGGAAATATAAGGAATAGTAAATATGTACTATATATCAAAACGAATGGAGATAGCCGGAGCACACAGGCTGAATCTCTCCTACGAAAGCAAGTGTGCGAATATCCACGGGCATAACTGGATAGTGACCGTGTACTGCAAAGCAAAGGAACTAAACCCTGACGGGATGGTAGCAGACTTTAAGCATATTAAAGAAAAGATACATGGATATCTTGACCACGGCTTCCTGAACGAACTCCTGCCTTTCAATCCTACGGCGGAGAATATCGCCCGTTGGATAGTTGATACCGTGCCGAATTGCTATCGCGCCGATGTACAAGAGAGTGAAGGCAATCTCGCGACCTATAAGAAGGAGGCAGACGATGAAGATTAAAGAGATATTCTACTCGCTCCAAGGCGAAGGAGCACACACAGGGCAACCGGCAATTTTCGTCCGCTTCACGGGTTGTAATCTCGCCTGCCCTTTCTGTGATACCGACTTTAAGGGAGGCGATGACTACACCGAGGAGGAACTGGTACGAGAGATAGAAAAGTATCTCCCTTGTCGCTTCGTGGTATTCACGGGCGGCGAACCGACTCTACAACTAACCGATAGTCTGATAAGCAGGCTGCACGAGGAAGGATTCTATCTTGCCATAGAGACCAACGGGACGAGAGAGTACCCGCGAGGGATAGACTGGATAACGGTATCGCCAAAAAACGACTTCTGCGCCAAGGCAAATCTTTATCCGTATAATATCTCGGCCGCAGAGGTAAAAGTCGTTTATAACGGCGAAAATGCGCCAGAAACCTACGAAAAACTCGGCGAGATGAAATATATCCAGCCTTGCGACACGGGAGACCCCGTTCAAAACGAGGAAATCATCAAAAAGAGTGTGGAGTGGCTGAAAGCTCATCCCGACTGGCGGCTCTCACTCCAGACACAGAAGATAATCAACGTAAGATAGGAAGGATATGAGAGAAAGGACTGTTACAAAGGAACAGGCAGAAGATGCAATACGTCTGCTGATGACTTATATCGGCGAAGACCCTACAAGGCCGGGACTTATCGGAACACCCGACAGGATTGTGAGGATGTGGGATGAGATTTACCGAGGTTATGACCCTGCCCGTGTGCCGAAAATTACGACCTTCGATAACGGGATGGACGGAATCGTGTACGATAATATGGTTGTTGATACGGGCGATTTCTACTCAATGTGCGAACATCATCAGATGCCTTTCTTCGGCAAGTACTGGTTTGCCTATATCCCTAATCCCAAGGGTAAAATTCTCGGCATATCGAAAATCGGGCGAGTGGTGGACTATTGTGCTGCAAGGATGCAAATACAGGAAAGGCTCGTAAGTGATATAGTGAAGATGCTCTCCGATGCGCTCGGCAGCGAGTACCCTCCGCAAGGAATAGCTCTCGTTATGACGGGAGAACATCTGTGCAAAACTATGAGGGGAGCTAAGAAAAAAGGCACGATGACATCGAGTTTCCTTACGGGCGTATTTAAGACAGAATCGGCTTTAAGGGCGGAATTTATGAATTTTGTTAACGAGAGATAGGATATGAAAAAACCACCATTAAAGAAATTCAAAGAAATTGCCGAGGCCTGCGGAGGGACTATTGGCAAGATGGCTACGACACTCGGTGTCTATCGCTCCACTGTCTATAAGTGGTGTTCATCCAATCCTGAATATCAAGCCGTCATTGACGAGTATCGTGGCCGTCTGCTTGATGAATGCCTAAGAAGTGCGAGGGCGGTATCGGTAGGCATCCCGAAACTGGATGAGAAGAACCATATTATCGGCTGGATTGAGAGGCCGGATGGCTATATGCTCCGCTACCTTATCAGCACCCTCGGGCGCAAGGAAGGCTTCGGGGAGGCTATGGACGTGACCAGCAAAGGGGAGAGCATCAAGCCCGACCCGGTGGTCATCGAGGTCATTGACAGCAGGGA